ATTGAAGAATTTAACCAATTAAATATTCCACTTCCAGAGTTTATAATATCAACTAAAGAATCGGATAATCAGAATATAGTTAAAGGAAAATATATCCATCAATTAGATAATCAAACATTAAATTGTGCTATATCACATTTAAAAGCAATTAAAGAATGGTATAATAATTCAAATGAAGATTATGCATTATTTTTAGAAGATGACATTACATTTAAAACATCTAAATATTGGAATTTTACTTGGGATGAACTTATTAAAAATTTACCTACTGATTGGGAATGCATTCAGTTAATGAGTATAAGACCAGATTTTACAGAAATCAAATTACAGCCAAGACAATGGGATGATTGGTCGGCAACAGCATATTTAATAACTAGAGACTACGCTAAAAAAATCATTAATGAGTATTGTATAAAAGAAAACGAATATGATTTAACGATAAAACGTGAAGAAATAATGCCACTAGTTGAAAATATTGTTTATGATTTAGGAAAAACATATTGTATCCCTTTATTAGTTGAGGACACAAATTCTCCTTCAACATTTTATCAAAAATCAATGGTTGAAGAACATAAAACCGATCACGTATATGCTTCAAATTTTATAGCAAATTGGTGGAAAGAAAATGGATGTAAATATACTATTAACGAACTTATATGAACCACTTACTAAATAAATTTATAGAAGATCCATATAATGATGAAGTTGTATTTGATTTAGCTAATTTTTATTTTGATCAAAATCAAACATCATCTGCTTTAACATATTATCTGCGAGTAACAGAATATAGTACTAATGATGAATTAATATATGAATCATTAATTAAAGCCGGGTTGTGTATTGAAAAACAAGGTGATAGAATATATAATACTAAAGGATTGTATTTACATGCTATGTCTCATTTACCAAAACGTCCTGAAGCATATTTTTTACTTTCACGTTTATATGAATGGAATAAAGAGTATCAAGAATCATATACTATAGCTTCAATAGCTGAGTCTGTATGTCATTTTAACCTACATTCATTAAAAACAAATGTAGAATACCCAGGTAAATATGGCTTTAAATTTGAAAAAGCTGTATGTTCGTGGTGGATAGGACGTATAGATGAATCTTTAAATTTATTTTTAGATTTACACCATAATGAACCAATGCTTCAAATTCACATTGATTCAGTAAAAAATAATCTTAAAATGTTAACTGATAGTTAATATATTCATGTGTATCCAGATTTGGTAGATAAAAATGTCTTAAGTACTATCAAATCTATAACAAATACTACTAAAAAAGCAGAAAATTATATTTATAACAAATAACAAAGTTACAAAATGAAAACTCAATCATTAAAATTATTCGAATTATTAAATTTAGAAGCTGAATTAGCAGGCGCGACTAATAATCAAACAGGTGAGAAAATTATCGAAGGATTATTAAATCAAAAAATACCAGTAGTAACTAAGTATTATTTAAACGCATTAGTAGAATCATTAGCTACAGAAAAGAAAGTAATTGATTCATTACGCGACGAGTTAATTAAAAAACACGGTACTGAAGATGAAAATGGTAATGTAGGTATTTCAATGGTCATTGAAACTAAAAAAATAGATGACAATGGAGAACCAGTTAAAGACATTAACCCAGCATATATTGCTTTTAATGATGAATATGGTGAGTTATTAAATCAAGAAAAAGACATTAAATTGCCTCAAATTCAATTATCTAATTTAGATAAAATTGAAACAAAAGATAATTATGTTCTAGTATTCAAATACTTAATTGACGAACCATCAGTTGAAGAAGTAAAATAATGAATAAGTTTTTAGAAATTACCAAATCATGGATTGCAGCAATCAATCCATCGGAGGAACAACAACAAAAAGCAGATCAGCGTATTGCTGTATGTAATGAGTGTCCTTTTAGAAAATATAACGATGTGGGTAATTTCTATTATTGTGGAAAATGTGGATGTCCACTAAAAGGAAAAGTATATTCACCAGTAGAAAAAGCATGTCCCGAAAATAAATGGCCAGTATGATCAAAACAACAAAAATAACCGAAGAAGAATTAGAGCAAGTACAACAACTACAGAAAGATTTCCAATTAGTAACATACCAAATTGGGGAATTATCTATAGCAGAACATAATATTCAAGAACAATTGAATAATGTTAAAATGGAATTAGATAATTTTTATTCTAGTTTAAAAACTTTACAACAAAAGGAAAATGATTTATTAGATAAATTTAAATCAACATATCCAGATAATAATATAAATTTTGAAACAGGCGAACTTTCATAGTTCGCCTTTCGTTTTTATATACTGTCTATATATTTATTGTAGAAATACCCAAATTATAATCATTAAATAGCAATGGCAGAAAAAATTATATCACCTAATGTATTTGTTCGCGAAAGTGACAAGTCATTAGTTTCACGAGGACCTGTTGTAACCGGAGCAGCAATTGTTGGACCTACAGTTAAAGGTCGACCATTAGTTCCTACAGTAGTTACCTCATACTCTGAATATGTTTCAAACTTTGGAGAACAATTTAAATCAGGTAGCCAATATTACGAATATTTTACTTCATTAACTGCTAAAGAATACTTTGCTGGTGGAGGAAATTCGTTATTAGTAACTCGTATTATTTCAGGTTCAGCATATAACACATACGCTCAAGCATATGTTAACGTATCTGGTTCTGCATTATCTACAGCAGCTTCTGCTTCATTTACTTTAGAAGTTAAAAATTATGGAGCTGAAGCTAATAATACTGGTTCAATTTCATCTGGATCGAATGCTTTAGCTTCTGGAACTTCATCAAATGTTCGTTGGGAAATAACAAATGCTGATTCTACAAAAGGTACATTTACTTTAATAGTTCGTAGTGGTGACGATACAACAACAAATAAAAATATTTTAGAAACATGGTCTAATTTATCATTAGACCCACAACAACCAAACTTTATTTCTCGCCAAATTGGTGATGAAAAACCAGTTTATGTTGCTGCAGTAGGAAACGAATCCGCTTATGTACAATTAAGTGGTTCATTTGTTGGTGGTTCTGAATATATTCGTGTTGCTGGAATTACAACAGTGCATGTAGACTCATTCGATAATGAAGGTATATTTAAAGCTGCTACTTATTCAGGTTCATTGCCAGCTATAGGTTCAGGCTCATTCGGAGGTACATTTGCTGGTGGAATTGCTGCTACTAATTTAGCGGGTGCTAAATTTTTTGAAGCAATTGATTCAACAGCTACAAATGCTCAAGGATTTACCGATGTTAATTATACTACTGCATTAGCATTACTTACAAATAAAGACGAATACGATTTTAACTTATTATTAACTCCAGGTATGTTCTTAGGAGCAAACGCTGCAATTTCTGATGCTGGTGTGATTACAACAGTAGAAGATCGTGGTGATTCATTTGCAATCCAAGATTTAGTAGCATATGGTGATACAAAAGCTAACGCAATTGCTGCAGCTGCTGCTTCAACTTCAAACTACGGTGCTGGATATTGGCCATGGGTTCAAACATTTAGTGCTAATTTAGGTCGTCCAGTATGGGTTCCACCATCCGTAGTAATGGCAGGTGTATATGCATTCAATGATTCAGTAGGTGCTGAATGGTTCGCTCCAGCAGGTTTAAATCGTGGGGGTATCGGATCTGTAATTAGAGCAGAAAAACGTTTATCTGCAAATGATCGTGATGATTTATATGCAGCAAACGTTAACCCATTAGCAACATTCCCAGGTGAAGGTGTTGTAGCATTTGGACAGAAAACATTCCAAAAACGTGCTACATCATTAGATCGTATTAATGTTCGTCGTTTGTTGATTAACTTGAAACGCTTTGTTTCTTCAGTTTCTCGCCAATTAGTATTTGAACAAAATACAACAGTAACACGTAATCGTTTCTTATCAGTAGTTAATCCATACATGGAACAAATCGTTTCAAAACAAGGATTATATGCTTATAAAGTAATAATGGACGATACAAACAATACAGCAGATGTAATCGACAGAAACCAATTAGTTGGTCAAATTTATGTTCAACCTACTAAAACTGCTGAATTTATTATATTGGATTTCACACTTCAGCCAACTGGAGCTGCTTTCCCAGCATAATAAAAAATTTAAATAATTGATATTTATAATAAACAATATATAACAAATGGCAGTATTAGATCCTTCAGAAATTATGTTCACCGCTTTTGAACCAAAAGTTCAAAATCGTTTCATAATGTATATAGATGGTATCCCATCATATTTAGTAAAATCAGTAGCTTCTCCATCATTTGATGCTGGC